GTGGCAAGTGCTCACCGAAGGCATTCAATAAGTATATTAAGAATTATACTAGTCGTGACTATGGTGTATTGCAGTTGGCTGCAGCAATCATGGTATTCTATAATTCCTTGAACGGTTAATTAACTTTTATATAAAAAAGAAAAGCAGCAATTATATGCTGCTTTTTACGTATTTAATGTAATCTGCCCATTTATCAAGAAGAAATTTACGTTGTGCATCATTTAATAATTCATTATAACGTTCAGCTTCTCGATTATTAATTTTATATTCTTTCTTTAAGGCAGTTATCAAATCTGGATCTGTTTTTTCTGCTTTATAGGCATTATAATTAAAATAATGTTTGGTATGCTTTACCCAAGTATATAAAAGAGTAAAATGCTGTTCATCAGTTAAATGCTTTGTAGTAACTTCATCAAGTAATGGCATTAAATAATCATAACTTGAAAGAAATCTATTTATCATAAACTGAGAATATGCAAGTTTATATTCTTCTGGTAAAGTTTCCCAAGTATATTCTTTAGTGCAAATGATATTTAAAATATCAAATAGCGGATTTCTCTTCTTTTCACTCATTCGAAATGTTCTTTAAATTCTAAGGTTATCTTATCATCAGTAACAGGAGTTACCTTAACTTCTTTTCCTGATTTTAAATCCTTAAAAATATAGTAATTTTCACAAGAATTTAACATGGTATAAGAAGAATTTTCTAAAAAACTTTTAATCATTCTATTCATAATTAATCCTTATAAAATGTACTTAGCCTAGAAATTGGCCATTCACCATGAACTTTCTTATTCCACTTTTCAAAGAAAGGCTTTTTAAGTATATCAAAATTCTTTGGTGGCTGACCTTTACTATAATGACGAACTTCAATGTCTATTGTAGAAACCTTATAGCCACGTTCCAATACTTGTAAAGAAATATCGGTATCATAGAAATGATAATCTTGTAAAGATTCATCAAAACGTAAGCCTTCTTCAAATATCCATTTTGGGAAGAACATACAACAACCATCTATTGTTGCAAGATAATCATGAACTCCATAATGTTCTCTCATTGGATATTCTACCAATCTAAGATGATTATCTACATCACCTTGAATAATAAAGCCAGAACCATAATTTGACCTACCGCCAGCACGAGGAACGCCATTCCACCAGGTGCAATTATCATCTAAAGCAATAGTTCCAATTACGCCAGCAATACCAACATCACCCTCTTCAAAAAGTTTTGTCAGTTTATAATTACATACATCAAGCGGTGTTTTAATATAACAGTCTTTATGTCTAAAACAAATTATATTATCATCGCTTTTTAAAACATAATTTTCAATAGCATAATTATATTTCTTAGCAATAGAATTACCAACAGTATTATCAAGAAATTTAACCTTGTCGGTATCTACATCTATTTCTTCTTCACATTTACTAACTGGTATAAACTCAAGCATCTACGTTTCCATTTAAAATAGTATCAAGGTTTCTGATTTCAAATTTAGTATTATTACCATTTGTAGCAGTATATGAAATGGTTAATCTTTGTGCAAAATTACTATAAACGTTTGTTTTACCGTCTTTAATAATAATTAATTTTGCTATATCCATTTGACCTTCGAGTAAATGAAGTCTTTGATCATCATTAAGTGAAGGAATAAACTTATCTACATCAATAGGTAATTCATTATACTGTATAGCTTTTTCCATTACCTTTTGTTTATCTTCTTCAGAAATAGTTGGACTAAAAATGTAATAAGATAAAATACATTTTGTCTTTTCTTTTTCTATTCTACGTTCGATTTCTTCATCACTTAATGGATTATCACCAAATATTTTTAAATCAGCAAAAATTTCTTCAAGCTGTGTATCAAATAATTGTCCAGGACGAACATATTTTAATTTATTATCTTTATAACAAGCTGTTAATGGAAAGATAGAACGTTCAAGTAATTGAGATAATTGGTCTTTCTGTGATTGAACATTTACTTCAACAAAATAAAGATACGCATTATTAATATATGATATAGATTCTTTATAATCCTGACATACATGGCATGCATCATCAGTAAAAACATAAATGCCATGTTTATAACCATTTATAAATTTATTAAATGCTAATTTTTGTGAATCAAACATTAAAGTTCCTTTAAAAAATAAAATCGGTATTAACCGATTTTATTTATAATCAAGTTTTTAAGTTGCTTCAGGTGTCGGAGGTTCAAGAATTGTGTTGTAAGTCATAAGAACTTTCTTACCAGTATCTGGGTCTTCTTCCTTATGCTTTACATACCAAGCAATATTCTTAATCATATCCTTTTCTGGATCGCAAATAAAATCAAGCGTATATTCAGTAGTCCAGCCACCTTCCTTCAGTTCCTTTCTAACTGCTGTAAGGTTATTAAGCTTGACATCAAATACCAAATCACTGAATGTCATCTTATATTCCAAAGAATATTCACCAAGCGGAATAATAAGCTTTTCCCAAGCATCTTGAGCTGCAGACTGGTCAAATGCACCATTAAAATCTACATCGCCATGGAACTGCTTCGGAAATGTTCTAATGCTTGTATCTTCAACAATCTTTGCCTGAAGAATCCAGAACATATCTTCGCCTTTTCTAACGAGCTTAAAGCTTGTAAATGAACTATCAAATCTAATTGTATTCATTACTTATCTCCTTTCGTAGCTGTATAAATTGCACTGTTCAACTGGAATGCAGCAAGTTCTTTTGCTTCTTCCTGATTGATGATATTAAGGCATTGCATCTTTTCAAGTGCACGGTAATAAGAAAGGCCTTTACCAACTCTCTTGTCAAACTTGTCCTGATAATTACAATGAGACTTACCAACAATTACAATCTTTTCCATAGTTTCCTGCGGGAAGAATTCAGTAATTGTTACGAGTGTAGAATATTCCTTCCAACGTGTGCAAATTTCACGACCATACTGGTCATATTCCTTCTTATACTTATAATCAGTAAGATAACCTACCTTAATAATAAACTGTCTACCATTTGTAAGAATTGCTCTCATGATATTTTCCTCTTATATTAAATGTTTATATAAAATATAGTAATTTTTTATTTACATGCTAAGGCAAAATAAATATTCTGTTTTTATTAAAAAATTCGGAAACTAAGTTCCGAATTTCATTTTAAATAATATCTTGTTCTTTATTGTCAAACATTAGCATCATCTGATTTATATGCTGTGATGATTCTAGCCAACACCCTGAACTATTAATGTAGTTATACTGCCAATTTAATATTTCATTGTATTTGTCTTTTTTACAAAGCTTCCAGAACATCTCATCAATTTCATCAACTGACGATTTATCAGTAAACTTACATTCGTTATGGATTTCTCTGTAAGGACTATCATCAGAATCTGCAAATACGTTACCAATAAATACATTTCCTGTTGCACAAGCTTCAGTAAATCTCAAAGAAGATTTAGCTTTATTAAATGGATTACTTATAATAGAAGCTATACTGAAATCAGAATGAATTTCCATGAATTTTCTTGGGAATGTATGAGAATCTGCCCATGGAACGAACTGAATCTTTTCTTTAATTTCTTCCCAGAAGAATGGCAATGCACCCATTACATAGAAATCAATCTTATCGTCTTTGACATTCTTAATTACCCAATCACAAAGTGCTGTATTCCAGTCACCCTTATCACCAGGCTGGCCAGGATGGCCTTTCGGAAAATTAGGATGTTGACCAGGTTTAAGCTTTGGAATAGGTTGCTTGTAATGTGTAGGACTTCCAGAATATATTACTCTTGGCTTTATAATATCTGATTTGATATTTTTCTTACGTTCAAAATTCCACAAGTATCTAGGAACAACATTTTTAATAACCATTACATTAGGATGATTGAAAACTTTTTCTACCATCTTTTTAAGATATGGAGTAGAAACAACAATTAAATCCAACATCGGCAATGTAATACTCATAATTTTGAGAATTACTTCCCTGTTATTAAAAATGCTTTCATGTGACGGGTTATAAGATGGAACTGAATCGTTATGTTCATCAGATACTTCACCGGTCATAAAGCAAAGGTCGTCAAATTCACCAACAAGTTTATAACCATATCTCGGTTGTAATTCCTTGTATCGCTTAATCAAGTCTACATCAACAGACGTCATAGGACGCTGAATGACAATAGACTTAGCTCTAGCTAGTAAATTTGGGTCAAATGTATATACAGGTAATAATACTGGAGTAACGCCAAAATCATGTCCATTTATATATTCTGAATTATATCTTAAACGGACATGGGAACAACCGGAAGTATCTCTACAATATATTATAGCAATTTTTTTACCGTCTTGTTGTTCAGTATTAGCATTTAACATTAATTGTCATCTCCATAAGGGTCATCAATAGTATTTAAGTTTTCATAGAAATCAAGACCCGTAATTTCTGTTTCGTTACGCTTATTCATTTCACCAAGATAGAGATTTAATGCATTAGTAATAAGCTGAGTAGTAAAAGCGAACGCACTTGTATTTCTTTCTTCGTCGTAACGGTTAATATATGTAAACAAGGTCATTAACGCTTCTTGACGAATATCATCAATTTCTTCGTATGCAGGTCCCTGAATAAGCTTGAAAGAAATTATACGACCATTGATAACCTTAATAAATGCATCACAAATTTCCTTCTTAACGACTTCAAATTCAGCATTGAACTTTCTTCTTTCTTCAGGGGTGAAGTTCTTATATCTTTCCTGTAACTCTCTAATCTGTTCTCTCTTACGAAGAATAAAACTCTTAGACAGTTCATACTTATCTTCTTCAATATTATTTTTGTCGTTTTTACGTTCAAGCTTTCTTTCGTATGCGTCACACCATTCACCAGTATCATTGATGTTCATACGATTAAACTTGATGATTAATTCTCTCAAATATTTGTTGGATATATATCCTTCACTTGTCTTATCTTGTTTCATATTTTAACCTATCACATAATTATTATTATACGCTAAAATATAGCAAATATTTGCAAATAAAAATTTACAAATATTTATTCTGATTTTTTTAGTGATGTATACTTGGTAACGATGGAGCTGATGGAATATGAGAGCTGACTGAACCGGCTTTAGCCTTAGCTTGAGCAAGTTCTTTCTTATTAGCTTCATTTTCTTCTTGAATCATCTTGTTGATAATTTGTTGTTCAACTTCAACTTCAACCCAAGTCCAATCATTCGTAATTTGCAAATTAGCATATTTTGCAATACGAGTAATAGTCTCTAATACCTGCATAAGATTTACTGAATTAAACAGGTTATCATCATTAATTGTAATTTTAACAGGATGTAGCTTTCCACATTTAGGGCAAGGAATATCAATCTCTTTAACTACACCACAATAATTATTATCTATTGCTTGTTTAAGAGATAAGAAATCGTATGCAGTCAAATTTGATAAAAATACATATTTTTCTTCCATAGTGTTATCACTATCAATGTATATACACATCTCATCTATTTCATCATTTATTTTAATTTTTGAATCTGCATATTTTGGAAACTTTAATGGAATATCAATATTCAAATCATTTAAATGAACTTTTTTGATAGGAGGTTCATCTAAATATTTAAATTGAAGTTCTGTTAGTTTAATAGTTTTTTCAATTTCTGCTTTACATTCAGAACAATGTGGGATTCTAACGACAAAACCATTCAAAGAAGTAAAGCTGTTTAATCTAATCCAGAAAATAAGGAATTCTCTATCAGCTAAAATCAAATCTTCGAATTTCATATTTTCAAGAATACAACATTTTTCTAATAATTCATTACAAATCGACGTTGAATTAAGTGGAGATAATGTTGCTAAGAATTTTACTTCCAATACTGACATTGAACGTATCTTAATTTTTAAATCTTTTGGATATAATCTACCTCTTGACGGTAGCTCATTTGCGTCAATCTGCCAATAGTTAAAATTATCATAATTATGATGCGTTTGATTAATTTTATTCATATCACCCTGGTTCTGCAAGTAATTTAATTGTTGCTTGACCGTTAAACACACCACCTGGAGCTGCACCTGTTGCTGTTCCAAATGCTGGTGGTGTTGCAAGAATTGCGTCTTTTAAATATTCTTCAAATAATTCCCAAAAAACATTAAACACATTTGGATCTTCTAATGGTTCTGATTTAAATCTATTAATAAAATCTCGACCATATTTCATAAAATGAATTGTAACTATATTTGGAATAGTTGCTATAACAGCAAACGGTGGCATAGAAACCCAAGTTTTTAAATATGTATTTATTTGCATTCCAATATAATTAAATATATTTGGATATATCATTTCTTCAGTTAATTCAAAGCTTTTCATTACTTTCCAATCCAAATGTAAAGAAACATCTTGTGGCTTTATAATTGGACCAGTAAAAGGATAAGATGTACCAGCAGCAGGAGTAGTTACCATACCAGTAATTGTTCCATACTGCAATGGAACTCTTACATTAAACCAATCATTCAATGACTGAGCAAATATTCTATAAAATTCGCCAGGAGGTGAAAACGCTGTTAACGTTTTCAATCTTGGTTGCATAATATCTTTAAATGCTGCTAAACCCATTACTTAAAATCACCCCAGAAATCACTAGAATATTCTAATGCATCAGCCATCATATCGATTGTTCTCATATCATCCATCTTGACATCTTCTTTAACCTTGATATTATCCATATCAATTTCAGGCTGCATTGTTGCATATACTGCCCAATATAAAGCAGAAACTGTATCGTCATGGTTTCCCTTTGCAGCTGCGAAAACGTTTGGAGATTGTTCTTCAAATCTTGATAATTCAGCAATAGTTACGCTATCATGAAGTTTCAAGATTTCAGCATCAATAACTCTCTTTAATTCCATACAAGCATCAAGTTTAGAACGTTTGTCTGCTTTTGTTCCTAAACCTTTACCAGCTTTTTCAGTATTAATAAGGTTTGTATTTTCAAGAGTATACCAAACTTCTTCAGTAACTTGTTTACCAACGTCATTATTTTCAATGATATAATAACAGTTATTATACATCTTTGATAGATAGTCAATTATACGAGCATATTCACCAACTCTGACTTCATTAGACCTGTAAACAGCGACTTGTTCCATATCATATTTGGAACGAATCTCAATAACCTGAACACAAGAATAGTCACCGCCAACACCAGTAGCACAGTCACATCCCATAACATAGAAATGTCCAGGTTGAGCTTTCTTATAAATGTTTAAACTTAAATCTTCAAATAATGTTTCTACGGGTTCAGCTTCTACTAATTTTTCAAGAATATTACCGCTAACCAATGTATTAGAAGAACCTAGGAACGAGCAATTATGATGAATAATTCCGTTAGTCGTTGTATATAGTTCTCCATCAACTACAAGAGGAGTATATACTGTTTTTACACCGACATTTTCAATCTGTATGACTAGGCTTTGGCCAAATGTATCGTTTTTAACAATACTGCCTCTTTTGAGGTCTTTAGCATAAATATCATTATTATTTTCGTCTTTAAACCTGTGGTCTAAAGAACAGGTAATTTCAGAATTGTCAAAATAAATATGAACGGATTCTGAAGCTTGTTTTTTAAAACCTTCAAATTTCTTGAATGTGTCACCCATTTTTATAAACATAAGATTCCTTGATTTTGATAAGATTGTTTACATTATTTATAAATAATATAAACGAAAGAGAGGTTTTATGCTAAATTTAGACGTTACACCGTCAACAATGACATTAAATGAGCTCCGCGAATGGTTAAAAGAATGCAGAAATGAAATTTCTGACGCATACGACCAGGATGATATAGCTAGAGCTAATAAGCTAAGTGATATTTATGATGCTGTTAAGAGTTTTGAAGCAACTGCAGCTAATGAAAGTTTCAAAGACTTCGTAAAATTTAATATGCTTTCTGAATCTATTACAGAAGAAGGTAATAATACATACCTTATTGAAGTTGATGAAATGATTGAACATATCAAGAAAAATGTTAAAAATGCAGATATTAATATTGATATGACAGCTAATTTCGATACAGACAATAATCTTATTGAGATTAGTCCTTTAACTGTCGATATTTCGTTCGATTTGGAGTTCCTGGATGAGCAACAGCATATAGTCCTTACATACACACCCGTAACAGAAATAACGTCTCTGGATATCGATTCTATTCCCGCAAAGGACTATAAGGTAACATCTAGTGATGAAGGTGTAATGATTGCTTTCAAGTCTATTTCTAACCTTGCTGATGAGCTTGGTGAAACAGAATTTACAGAAACAATCGAATGGCCATTTGAAATGTCTTTCAAGAGTGCAACTGTTGAAAAGAAGTTCAATAAGAATGCAACTCTTGGTGCTAAGATTGTAGCTTTACTTGGTAAAGACCATCTTATTGATAAGGTTCAAGGCTATCAATCTGAACACTCTTCTGGTTCTAACCGTAAGACCAGAGAAAAGAAAGAAGAAGAAAAAACCAGAGTTGCAGTTCGTGCAAGAGCTGGTAAAACCCGTTCTGAAATTCTTAAGGATGTATTGTCTTCTATTCCTGGAATTACTTCTATGCAGGAATTTGATGTTCCAGGTGAAGGTAGATTCTTCAAGCGTATAAGACTTACATTTAATGGTGGTTATTTCGATGTATTCAACGGTGGTATTGATTTCTTAGTTAAGGATAATTCTGAAGGCTTCGGCAATCAGAGAGAATTCCATGCTACTTCAAGCCTTGATTATACAAGAAATGAAATGGCACGTTATATTAAGAAACGTATTGACCAGATTAAACAAAGAGCTACACAGCAACCGACTACAAGACCAGGTTTGTTAAGAACTCCTAGAGCTAATACAATCGGTAATGATGTAAAGGCTAAGTATAGAGAATTCATTGAAAAAGCTAATTCTACAATAAATGGTAGCGATGTATATCCTACTACCGAACTTGAGACAATGTATAATTATCTCTTGGACAATGAAAGAGAATTAACTGACCCTGAAATGGTTAAAATTAATGAATTAGCTGAAAAGCTTGACATATTTTAATTAAAATTTTAAATAAAAAAATAAAGACTTAGAAATTAATCTAAGTCTTTTTAATTATATTCTTTTTGATTATTAGTCTCTGCTCAAGAAACCTGCCTGAGTGAGTGTATAATCAAAAGATTCTTCGATTTCGCCTTCAGCTTCTGCATCAGCTTCAGCTGCGGTTTCACCCTGAGGCGGCTCTGCATCACTAATTGTATATTCAACACCGTTGGTATCGAGGTCCTTGAAGAACTTCTTAACCTGTGCCTTAGTACCATTAACCCAGAAGGAAACAGTATCAGTTGCAGTAAGTTCAACACCAGCAGCCGGTCCAATATCTTCCCAAACAATCTGAGCGGTTTCATCATCATTGAAGCTTACATATACTTCGTTAGAATCAGACTGTGCAGCCGGTTCAACGAAAGTACCGTAATCAGCAAGAAGTTCCTTAGCTTCAGAAACCTTCTTAGTAATTGTGAATGTGCCATCTTCGTTCTTAGTGAACGGAATACCATTATGGTTGAGCTTAGCAGTAACACGTAAGTCAGCAACACCATCATTCTTCTTGAAGATTGCAATCTTACCGCTAGAAACAGCTCTAGTCTGACCCTGTTCATTAGCAATATCAAGCTTAGTATAAAGGTCCATAACCTTTTCATTTTCTTCAGCAGTCAATTCGTCGCTTCTTGCAGCAAGTGCATCGATACGGCTCTTGATAAGGTCATAGTTCTTACCACCCTTCTTAAGAGAAGTAATGGAGTTATTAATCTTCTTGATAAGATCTTTAGCATCCAAAGCACTATCATCACGAGAGTGAGTAGTTCTTGCAAGACCTTCAGCAGTCCAACCACCTTTAGGAATACCATCACCAGCATCAAGGCACTGATTAATGTAGTTCAATTCCTTATTCAATTCTGCAACATAAGCCTGGTTTGCAGTTTCTGGCATTGCAGCGAGAACAGTTTCGAAGTTAGCAGCAAGTCTGGTAGCTGCGTCCTGAGAACAACCCTTACTGTTGGCAGACTTAAAGTCATTTTCAACCTTGGATGCACCTTCAGCAACACCAAATTCCTTAGTTTCGCCACCACGACCGACACTCAAAGAAACAGTGCCAGCGTCTTCAAGACCAGCGAAAGAATCAACATACTTACCACGGAAACGTGCCATTTCAGAAAGAATGGAATATGCTTTTGTTCCAGTAGCATTACGTGCTTCCATAGATTCCATAAGGGAATTTACGGCCTTATCGAATGAAGATTCTGTATTCTTAACTGTAAAACCAGTGGATTCGAGAATATATTTAGCTTCGTTTAGTTTCATTTTAAACCCTCTTATTAAAAAATTATTGTTATTTTATATTATTTATAAATTTTTAATTGTAATTAAGGTTATTTATGTTAAACTTCCGAATTTTTGCATATTCTCCAGCGTCTTTATGAGAAATGACATCTACTCTTGTATTATGTGGGTCAATTTCTTCTGGTTTTATTATCTTTATCATGTTCCATTTGGCTAATAAGAATGCAATAGAATTACGTCTATCTATATCTTCCATACTGACATTTCCAAATCCTGGAAAGCCATTTTTAGAACGTGACATTACAAATAATTGCTTAAAATGTGCTAAATAAAAAGTATCGAACTGTTCAATTAAATGACAAGATTGGTAAATCTTTTTCTGTTTCTTATCTACAATACCGATTCTTGTCAAAGTTTCACGTATAATACTAATATCGACAAGTGGTTTTACTTCAAGAAGCTTGTTTGTTGGGTACATATTAATATTCCTCTGGCTTCCATGCGAATTCTTTCAATTCATTAGTAAATAACTGGTTGGCAACAGTTACTGGACTCAATTCTACACCATATTCTACAGAAAAACACTTAATAATGATATCTTTTACTTTTGTATACCTTACAAGGTCACTTTCGGTCAACTTTGCAAAACCGTAACCTGCATAGCCTTTTTGTCTATACAGTTTATCTATTTCTTTTTTAAGTTCGGTAATGTTTAACATTTTACCACCAAAGAATAAAAACTTAACTCCTTTTATTTCTCTGGCAGTCCATATTTCAGGTTTCAACGATTTTACCACGTCGTCTAAAGAAGTATCATTAGATTCCTTTATAATACGCGTAGTCTTCACTTTCTCGTCAGTAGTTTTATTCAATTCCTGTGCGAGATATTCTTTAAAATTTGCCATACATGTTATTTATAATAAAAAAGGTATCTGTAAAGATACCTTTTAGCTAGAATTTATTTAAAATTACTTAATTTTCGGCAAGAAGAACGATGGAGTGAATGGAACTGGAAGTAATATTTCTTCACCACACTTAGGACAGGTAAATTTACCAATCGGCTTTGCAGAGAAAATAAATTCACTCATCTCATTTGTCAATACGCTGAAATCCATACCAGAAATATTGATAATATATTCATAAGCATCATAAAGAGTCATTGTCTTATCATTGACCTTTAAAATATATGTTGCCATTTCAAGAAGTTCTGGGTTAATATCAATAATAATCTGTTGGTCATTCTTTAAACGATTAACAGCAGCATCAGTGCTAATTGTCGGGAACGTGATTGTAATCTTATCGCCGTTTGGAAGTTCAATATATTCAGGAATTTCTTTATCAAGATAAGTAACAACAAGATCTCTTAAAGTAAATTTATAATTACAAATATTATCACAATTAGGACAAGAACCTCTTACTGTAAACGGTAAGTCATTATATGTAATGCTTCTAAGATAGTAAATTAACCAAATCTTATCACCAGTAAGAATCTTATTAGGTTCCATACCCCATACACAAGATGTAATAACACCATTGATAATATTATTTACATTCTGTTCATTTAATGTAGCTAAGTTCTTAATATTTAATGTATTTAATTTCTTAAGATAGATATCATTTGGATAGAATTTACCTCTTGATGGTAATTGATATTTATCTAATAATACCGATCCTTTTGGCGGTTCATTTCTTAATGTTTCCATTAATGAACCTAAATTACCAGCATTAATATTATTCAAATCTAGCTTTTCAGACTTCATATATTCACCTCATTTAATAATAAACTTTTATAATCTATTTATAAAGTATTTTATACTTACACACGTTAAAATATTCCGTTCAGAGAGATCAAGCCTATTTAAGGAAACAGGCAAAACTTCGGATTATATTCCGTCGTCGAATCTGTGGGACTTATTGATAAGCTTACGGGGTGGTCATCCTGTACTCCGGCTACATCTTATCATGCCATGGCGGCTGTATGTATAATTGGCTAGATTATACTTCACTGAACGTTGCATCACCAGTAAAAACCTGGTCATCCGTGGATAAAGAATATTGTTCTCATATTCTTGATGGCTAACCCTCTACCGACAACTACATTGAGTTGAGCTTCGCTCCGAGGAATTAGACTTTAGCATGTCAGGAAGCAATTATAGTAAAAATTTAAAAAATTGTAAAGTAATGTAAACAATATTCTGGTTTTTTATTAGAAATTATGTTTGATATTAGGATTATTCATAATCTTAACACCAATATAACCTTCATTCTTCATTTTCTCAATTGAAACTCTTCTAACTCGGCCACCAGATGATATCCATTCGTCTGTTGCTTTATCTTCATTAGTTCTACCAGAAGATTCAGCAACAAGCATATTACCATTATTATCATAACCTAAGAACATAACAACGTGACCTGAGTTACCTTCCTTAGTTGATGACTTATTAAGAATATCGCCAGGAACAAGACCAGTGTCATAATTTTTACCGACATCTTCAGCGCCTTGTGCAACAAGTTGTCTAACAAGACCACCAGATTTTGCACCAGCATCTCTTTGGTCAATAGTATAACCAACCTGTGTTGCCCATGCAGACATTGCAGCAGAACAGTCCAAACCAATAACAGAACTTAAATCACCATTTTTAGCTTTATGACCATACCAATATTGTTTTTCAGAAAGATCAGCAACAAATTCTTGTAATAAATTTCCATAAGGTAATTTATCAAGTTCACTCTGAATTCTCTTTGCTTCAGTTTTTTCCTCAGCAGTTATATCTTTACGTTCTTCAAAACCCTTACCATAAAGTGCACTTTCACCACCATTTGCCATTGCTATAGCTAAGTAACTAACACCAGTAGCAGCAGCCGCTTCTTTTTCTGCATCTTGAATTGCTTGTGTTTTTGGTGATTTAGCTCTAAGAGCTCTTTCAGGGTCACTACTATTATTACTATCCTTAATAGAAAGATTTATTTCTTCACGTAATAGTTCATTATCATAACTTTGACCATTATTTTCAAAAACTGTTTTAAGCGCATCTTCTTCTTTACCTGATTCTGCTTCAGATAATAAGTTCGTATTAATTTTTGCATCTGAATATTTATCTATAACTTGAGATAATAGTTTTGATTCTTCTTCATTAGCACCATAAAATTCTAATAAAGAATTTTTTTCTGATGAATCAATACCATCGCTTAAATCTACGTCTAATATATCTGCTAATATTTCAAAATCAGTTTTTGGTTTTTCCCCAGATACGCTAATTCTTTCTTGTTTTATACGATCACTCCATTCTTTTATTCCTTTATTACTGTTTTCTTTTGAAATAATTGCATTAAATACAATATTAGTATATTGTTCTAATGCTTCATTTGCAGCTGTAAATTTTTCTTTTTCTTTTTTTAATGTTTCTTTATGTAAATTACTAACGGCTTTATCTTTATATTTTATATAGCTATCTTGAACATATTTAAGCATTCTTTGTTTTTGTTCTTCTTCTTTCTTTTTATATACTTCTTCTGCAGTTTTGGATTGCTTTTTCATTTCTTCTTCGAAGTATTTTTCATTATCATCTTCGGGGCGAGTTATAGAATCGCTTTTATAATTATAATCAAAACCACTTTCGCTAGCATCACCTTGATAAATATAAACAACATTAAATGATGCAGTAATTTCAACAGGTGCACCACGGCCATTGTTATTAAAACTTGGCTGAGAAAACTCTTTCATTCTACATAAGTATAATTTTGAGTCGACTAGATTTATCATTGTTTCATCAAACTGGTCGATTTTTACACAGACTAATTGCATTTTTGCTGATTTATATGTATCTTTACCATAGAAACCACATAGCAATTCAAATACATTCATAACATCATCTTCTTCAAAAGTAATATCTAATGATGTATCACCAAAGTCAATAATAGGAATAACAAAAGCTGTATTACCAAATGATATTTTATTTTCTGTATTTAATTTAAATGTTGGTAATTTTACTTTTTTAATAGTATATTCATAATACGGATTACTATTTACAAAACCACCGTCAAATGGCCATATATTACATTTGAATCTGTAATTAATATATGGACGCATTGTACGCATTTGATAAACATTTAAAAGACCCATAAATTACCAGCCTCCGAAAGGATCAAAATATGCCGGATTGTCTTCTTTAATTTCATCAGACTTATAGACAACATGACTATTTACGTTATCTTTCGGCTTATTGTTTTTATCTACATCTTTCTTTACATCTTCATTTGTTGCTAACATATCAGATTCATGAGATACTTCAGTTGTTTTATCAGTAGTCGATGTAGAAGTATCGAGATTGAATGTTTCTGCAAGTTCAGCATACTTTCTGAATTCATCCATCTTATCTGGATTGACATTCTGTTCGTCAACGAACTCATGATTATTACGCCAAACACGTAGTATGAATGTATAAGTCATTGGAACTGCTAAGAATGTAGAAGACTCAGCAAATTCTTTTACGTTTACGACTTCATAATATGTATCTGAATATTCGACATATACAATGTCACCAATTTTTGGAACTTCCGGTTCATAGATACTTTGCATATCTGGATATGATAATTGGGAAGCTTCATAAAAATGTTGTATTGTGCATTGACAATTTATGAGTTCCTGATAAACCATACCTTGAAGCTCATAGTTCTTTTGCATTGTAGGAATATTGCTTGTATATAATTGCAATTTAAATCTACGTTCTACATTATGCAACGGGTCTTCGCCATATAATTGGTCTTTATCAGTTTCTATACTTTTCAAATAATATTGAACTTCAAAACCGAAATTTCCATAAGCCTCACTAGTAAGAGAACTTACAAGTGCAGCTTCTGCTTTATAACAGTCATTATCTATACCGTCAAAATATCTAGGTGCATTCCAGTCTTTTCCTGAGACTGAACATCCACCACCAAATAAACGGGAAAATTCAGATGCATATTGAGTCGATGCCATACTATCATTATTTATAAATAATATAAAAGTAAAGGAAATTTAAAATGAAGAAAAAACCAGAAGAAATATTCAAAACCCTTCCAAAAGAAGATTTTAAGTCATTTTTTAATAAAAATGTAGGTCCTACACTCGAAAAAGAAAAATTAGAAGAAGCTATTGCAATAGCAAAAGAACATGGATATTTAGTTCTTAATGAAGTAAGTTTACCAAAATGGATTGCTGGAGTTGCACTTTCATTAGGTTTGATTACAAATGCAATGGCTGGCGAATTTAATGCTAGAACATCTTCTAATTATACTAGTAAATCTGCAAATACTTCTATGTTCTCAAAGGATATGCAGAAGGGATATAATATGAAATCCGATGTTCAGCTTACAGATGAAATGGTTCAGAAGATTGTTGATTCTGTTGCTAAAAAGATTGCTAAGAGAATGACAGATGAAGACAAATATGAAGAAGAAGAATTACTAGCTTTACCAGAATGGCAAGATGCAGTTGAATTCTATAAGAAGCTTGTTGCTGCTGATGAAAGTCTTGGTAATATGTTCTCCAGACGTCTTGATAAAGCATTAACACAGAGTATTCGAATTGCACCGAATATTCAACGATATGTAATTAAAAATGGATAATAAAAAACCGGTTTAAAAACCGGTTTTATTTTTATGCACCTAAAATACCAAGTATATCTTCTCGAGCTTTTCGAGGTGTATCATATTTTACTGCTTGACCACCAGCTTCGATAAACATATCACAATTTTTCTTGTAGTCATCGATTAATAAAGATTCAGAATCAGCATAATATGTTTTTTCTTTACCATTATTAACAATAATTAAATGATGCTTGTCAAGACCTAAGTTTTTACGCATCCAGTTCATACGACCAATTTTACCATCAGTTGATTTTACAGCTGTAAGAGTAAATAAGTCAATATTCTGTTGCTTACAAAGTTTAACAAGCCATTTAAAGAATTCTTTACCTTCGGTAAGCCATTCAATAGTTTCCCAGAAATCAGTTCCACCATTGTGAACTATGTCCCAGTCGACCTTCGTCCCGTTAATACATTGAAATTTTTCGCATTGACCACGAAAATCACACAGAACACCGTCCATGTCTAAAAATATTTTACTTACCATAGATTTTCCTTATTAAACGTCAAATTCGTCAAAGCTATGATGTGAACGCTTTCCAGAATTACGGTTAAATTTATTCTTGTTACGTTGGAACTTATCAGGTTTTACATCTTCAATCGGCTGAAAATCTTCCTGTTCTTCACCAGTAATATTAAATTCATCTAAATACTTATTGAACAAAGTTCTACCGAATTCCTTAGGCCATTTCTTAACAATCCAAGCGTCTTCGATGTCATCAGTATGTTCTTCCATGAATTGGTCGAACTGTTCAACTGAAATATCATAGCCACAGCAGCAATCCCAAACAGCATCACGTACGGTAGCAATCCAATCTTTGTAGTCTGTTCCAGTATATTCGCCGCCAACAGTAATCCTAAGTGGTCTTCCGTCATAACGGTCACCGTCAATGTCATCATCAGAATCACCGATAGTATTCATAGTTTCGACAATATAGCCGCATTTTCTTAAAATATCAATAGATTCTTTTACAATTTGCTTCATTTTAATACCTCAATATTATTTATAATAAAAATCAGAATTAATTAAACCTTTAGGATGTTCTTTGGTTTCAGTAGTAAAGCATTCAATAATATGCTTATCTTGAAATTCCATTTTTTCTATATTATTTCTGATTTTTAGTTCTTTTCTTAAAAATTCGCACAATGCATAAGCATCAATAATATCAGAAGTAGGAGAATTTCCTTGTTTACCGTTTTTTACAACTGGTAAATCAGAAAGGTCTGGTTTTATTTCAGGCCATTCAATTAGAGCATCTCTCATTCCGATTTTATCCGCATTTCCACGACCAGAAAAGAACTTCTTATTTTGGTTTGGGGTATAAAAACGTAATTTACAACCTTCTCTAAATAAACTTAATTTAATATTACCTTCAAATTCAGCTAATGAGAAAATCATACCAGCTGCACCAGACATAGAATAAGCGTAATCTTCAACTGCAACATATTCACAGTCTTTACACCAGCTTACAATGTTATCACATAAAAACTGATATCGCTGATAATCATTTGTAAAATTATCTTTGTTATAAAAGACAATATTTTCTAATATAGAATTTTTCTTCACAGTTGTAAACCCGTGGCGTTCTATATTTTTTATGTTAAATTGTTCGTCAACTTCTTCGATAATTATTCCACTTGACGAAATGGAAAGGTCTAAACCAGCTATTTTCATATTAAAATTCACAAAAAAGACTATATAAATATATATATGACAATTAATGTTGACTTGACAAACAATTTTCCAGAAAGACAATTTACTGCGAAAATTAATACGTATAATGAAAAGCCAAATGTATTATCAGAAAGTAATAATACAGAAGAAAATACAATAGATGACGTAGATGACCTTCTTGCGTCACAAACGTTTATTCCACCATATGAATATTATGCGTCATTAAAAGATACGACTTATGTTTTAGATAATAACCAACAAGGATTTTATTATGTTAATCCAAATAATGTCAGTACACCAGATGATGACTCATATTTCTGGTTAGATGATATTAAAAATTGGTGTAGATTTATTTACAGTTGTGATAATGAAAGTTCAAGTTCTATTACATTATCTATTTGGAATGGAAAAGATAATTGGATAATGATTCCTAATTTTGTAGTTGGTGATCCAAATGCAATTTCTAATATTAACTATATAGATAAATATGGTATAAAGAAAATTCAACAACCTATTATTGATAAAGCTTTAGCAAATAATCTTGTTATATTAGACCGTGGCTGGTGTCAAGCAATAAATACTGACGAAGATGGTAATTGGGTTGGTGGCGCTGGATTAAGAGATTATTTTTATCAACAAGGTTATTTACAAGTAGTTAAATTAATAAGATTACAAAAAACAGTAAAATATACAATTAATAAATCAGATACATTTATTACAAATAGATGGAGTTCTAGCCCATATTATTATAGTAGAACATATAAAAATGTTGCATCTAAAGGTGCAGATGAAGCATTAGGAAGATATACACAAGTAAATTCTAGAGTGCCAATAACAACCGGTATACCTAGTGTATGGCGTTTACCAACAGGTGAAATTGGATTGTGCGGTAGTTTATCAATTCGCTCAGATAATGGTGCACCATATCATTATGAAGTTCATAGTAGTGATGGCCAAGAATTATGGAAATTTAGAAAACAATATGATAAAGCCACTGATGGATATTCATATATGGGTGGAACCTATTTATTAGGTGATAATGCAAAAACAGCAAATGCATGGTTAAATGAAACATGTGCTAATTTCTTTGGTGATGGTAGAGATAAAACAATCGAAAAAGATTGGTTAAGAGAATATAATATTACTGAAAGTAATAATTCTGTTGTAACTAATTATAATAATATGTTGGATTCGACATTATCATTTGAACAGCATAATATAAATAAAGAAAATTCATTAAAATGTTCGTTTACGATTAATCGTCCAGTAGTAACAACAGAAACAATAGAGCGTGTTGATTACGCTAAAAAGTGGTAAAATATGGATTCGTTTGTTTTTAATAACTTCAAATATAGATTGATAAATGGTGATGTGCCAAATAAAGATACTTGGCAGTTTTGGCCGGTTAATACAAAATTCGTTGATGATTTTGAAGATAATTTACGTTATTTTAAAACTTCGGCAGATTTTTCCGCATTTTGCCCACAATATGTTTTTGAAGAATGGCAAAAAAATAAAACTACTTGGGAAAAACAATGGGAAAATTATCAAGCAACTGTATTTCCAACGAAATACAATTATGTTGCTATGCAAGAAACAGATACGCCATCAGAACCAGAATATATAGATGAAAAATCTATTGACTTCTTAATTGAAAGATATCCAAATCAAGAACATTTAAAAAAATTATTTTTTGAAGAAGGTAATTTATTTTATAGAGAAATAGGTGAAGAAGTTGATATTAATGGTAATAGAAAAAGAGGTATAGGCAGAGGTTTTTATTTTGTTAGAACGAGTGAAGAATTAAAGTGGTGTGCAAATAAAGTAAATAGTAATATTTATGATAATAAAATCAATATTGTATTAGGCGATAATATTGGTTCTGATATTTCTTCAAATGAAAATGATAATATAATTTTATATAATTTATTAGATAATAACAGAATGAAGACAATCGATTATTCGATTGGTTCTAATCCAGCACAACCATACGAAGGTATATTCTTTGGTAATGGTTATAAGTTTGAAAATATAAAATTAGTATGTTCAAAAGAAACAAATGGTATATTTGGATATTTAGGAACTTCTGGTTGGATTGATTCTGTTGATGTTGCTGGTTATATTATAATTCAATCTAATAAAGAAATAGATTTAGACCATCTTGTAAGAGAAGGCACTGATGTTGTTGCTGGATTCTTATGTGGTAAAAATAATGGTAAAATAAGAAACATTAGAATGGATGGTAAGATTATTTTTAATAATTTCTTACCAAAAATGTATTCAACTAAATCAAAAGGTCAAGCAATTGATTCAGACAATTTAGTTGCTTATGATTCTTATATGTATTATCCAGATTATTATTGTTATAATAATCCTGGTAATATTATTCCATATTTAGGTTATTTTAATGAAGGCGTATTTGCTACATATTCAGGATATAATAAAACTAATGGTTTAGGATTAATAAATCAATATTGGAGTACTGAATTACTTGTAACTGATACTTTTGATGAACGAAAAATTATTGAACCTAATAGACAATCTCCAATAGAATGGTATTATTGGGAAGGATTAGCAGCTCCTAATGGCGGCTATTTTATGCATTATACTGCGCCAGTTAATAGAAAAAATATTTTATTCTATGATGGAAATATTGTTGCTCAAACAAATATGGGATTTAATAATAATAATTCATCATATAAATCACCTACAGTAAGTACATTAGGATTAGTTCTTTGGGACACATCAAATGATACAGGAAATGGTGGTAGCTCTATAGAATGGGCACATTATTTTGATACATCTATAAAATTATCACAGCAAAATAGAGTTGCATATTATGTATCTCCATTAATAGGTGTTAATAATAATGAAGTTCATAATGTAAATGTTAATGCACAAATATATCTTTCTGGAACATTTGTAGGTTTTATGGGAGGTATTGTTGGAAAACAGTGTCAAGGTAGAATAGATTCAGTATATTCAAATATAATAGTTGATGATTTATTAACAACTGGTGTATTAAAAGATACTGGAAAATATACATATTATTTGCGTAATTATATAGATAATGATAATTATTGGTTCCCACAAAAGAGCATAAAAAATATTGGTGGTATAATTGGTTCTTTAGTTGTAGGTAATTTTCAATCTACACAATTAGATAGTGTATCTTCAAATTTCGTAAATAAAAATGCTGTAGTTTTTAATAAGCAAACTGGTGACATAGAATATGATGATTATTATTTCATGAACCGTTATGGCGGTATTGCTGCTATGGTTGAATATAATTCTACAAATATTTCAAACTTGTGGGATATAAACGGCGATGGAACTGCAATAAATGATATTAATAATCCTCTTGTTAGAAGTATATTGATTAGCAATAGTATTTTCCAATATAATGAATCTACAGATTTAGTTTCTGAAGTAACTAAACTTACAACTAGCCAGTGTTCTGTATTACCAGCAGGTGCATCAAATATGTTAGGTGTATCTTCTCCATTATTCCCAGAAATAAAACCGACATATTTAACTATTCCTTCTTTATTACAAACACCGTTCCCAAATAAAGGTTCGTTACCAGTAAATAAAGCTGATCCTGCTACAGCTGTAGTATCAATGGGCTTTGTTCCTGGAATTGGTACTTATGGTTATACTTATAATTATTATGATGTATATAAAGAATTTAATAGAGTTGGTTTATTTACAATAGATCAGCAATTAGCTGCACCAATTACAGATCCAAATTTCTGGTCAATAAATACAGAATGTGATTTACCGGGCGTTACTAATGCACCTGTATATTGGGCAGAACAATATAAAATGCCAGCATATGGTGATATGAAAGGCGATGGTATAGCTGGTGGTGTTGTAGATAGATTAAATATAACAGCAGGTGAAAATTTTGATTTAGATATAACAAAAATAGCTGGTAAATTAGTTATTTGGAATAATAATATAGTTATTAATGATACACCAGATAGAATAATAGACAATCCATTTACTGCTACAACAGTTCCAGCTGCTGCAGGTATAACATTAGCCGAATGTAATGTTTATGATGCAAATAAAAATTTAATATTTACTGCAACCTGTCCTGATTATGTAGCACATCTTAATGCAGGTGACCAAGCATATCAAAATACAACAGCTATTGCAAAAACTGGACATTATGATGGAAATAAGTATTTAACTACATATCCGTATTTTGGTTCTGATTTGTATATTATACCTAATACAGTAACAGTAGAACAATCAGAGGAAGAAAATATATCTGACTTAATAGACCCAGATTCATATAATTATATAGTACTTACTGCAGCTGAACCATCATATGATGCAGGTTATAGTATGACTACTTGGGGTGGAAATTTATTATATGATTCAAAACATGTAAGTTTGGGTGTTAGTGCGGTATCAGCAACAATTAAAGGTGAAGCATTTAAATATTATCCATTTACAAAAGTACCTATTCCAGAAAATAAGAAAATTTCTGATTTATATACAATACAAGTTGGTGTTGGTAGAGGTTATCGACAAGGTATTCATAATACAGTAACTGTAAATGATGGTGAATCTTCAGAGACCATTCTAATTAAATTTAAAGATAAATTTAATAGAGATAATATTGGTGGTGCTGAATCTGGTTTTGTATTTTATGTAGATTATACAGATGAACCAAATGATGATTCATATCTTTGGTATGTACTTCCATTTGATCCTAAGCCTTTTGATTATAGAACTGATTCTTATACTTTACATCCGCCTTATGGTAAATTTCATAGTATATATGCAGCTGCTTATGATGCCGCAAAGAAAGAAAAAAATGCACATCAAATTGACAATATGCAGACAGGAGGTTCATTAGATTTTAAAATAGAACATATAGAATATAATACATATTATTTCCGTGGTTTTAAAGAAGATTATGTTCCAAATAAAACTAATGAAATTGATTGGGGAGAACCAAATATTGTTCCAGATGTTACAGTTAAGACATTAACTGGTTATAAATGGGGAATATATGATGGTGTAAAGAAATTTGAAATGATTGACCATCCTGAACAAGGAACGACAAATACTGCAGAAGCTGCTACTGGTTATGTTTCATCAAGAGAATATGTTACTGATGAAGATTGGATATCAGCAGACGATACATATAAATATCCTTGCTATGCAGAATTATCTGATGATTATGGTGACGCTGTAGCTAATATGTCAGCAGTACCGTTAAATCATTTACCAGAAGAAGAATGGAACTGGCAAAATGAATTAGTTGATTATAATTACGTTGGTACAAGTGACGCGGAAGAAGAGGAAGGTGGAGTCCATTATAGATATGACTATTTCGGTGCAGCTTCATTATTTAAGAATAAATATCAATCAGTGGTTCAATCATTAATATATACACCTTATAGTACATATGCTCTTCCTAAGCCTTGGTATACATTTAATAAAAAAGGTAGATTTATCAATAATTTATTAAATAGTGCACCAATGCCATATAATGGTATTGAATTGAAAAATCCAGATGCTGTTAATTGGGTTGAAATATTTAATAAAAAGTTTACTAAATCAGCAGTAAATCCAGACTTTGGTAATATTTTAGATAAAAATATAGCAGATTCTAAAGAACCGACATACGAAACCGATTTTTATAAGTTTAGTTATAAAAAAGAACAAATGTATAATAATTTAGGTAAAACTGGTATTAGTGTTTTTGTTGAATATAATACAAATAACAATAAAGCAGGTTTCTGGTTCTATAATAA